ACCCACATCCAGTTTCACTTGCTTCACCGCAACATTCTACCTTGCTACACAAGGATTGAACCTGTTTCCATCTACGTTCGTTGGACAAGGAGAGCAAATGTTTGTGTTTGTTCTTGTCAATCAACAATTTGCTACACTTGATACAGATACACCGAATGATACCAATGACACTGTCCAAATACTGCATATAAAAGACCGGTTTAGCCAATTCAATGTGTCCAAAATATCCGGGGCATTGAATGTGGTCTAATCCATCGGTAGGACACAACACACCAGGTTCAATGGGACCCATACGAGTATCAAACATTCCTCCTACAACAGCTTTCCCACCTACAAATGTATCCCTGCTTGTGATTTCGGCCACGGAACTCTTCCGAATATCACTAGGGGACATGATACTGAACTGAACCCCTATAATTTTAGAATCCGTAACGATAGCCATTCTGTATACATTAACACAAGATTTATTCAAATCAATTTAGTTCAGTATTATTTGAAAGTACCAGAAATGAGTGATAAAAAGAGGGATGAGTCTTTCTAAAATTGATTTAGAAATATGATGGATATAAACATAGCAATGCCTCATAAGTACAATCTTCGTTCTGGTTCTAATGGGGAGGTCAATCCCAAAGAATACACCCGGTTGTTGAACCAGTTGTTTCCTTCCAAATACATGAAAAAGAAGGTGGATGATTTATCGGATTCCGATTCCGAATCCACCGATTCATCCGCTTCCGAATCCAATGAATCTGACCCCATTCAGGTGAACATTACGTTTACTCTTGGCAGAGAAGAGGAAGAAGAGGAAGAGGAAGAGGAGGAAGAGGAAGAATACGATGACGAAGAGGACGATTCCAGTTATGAATCGGATGATTCCGACTTGTTTGGGTCAGAGCCTATGGAAGACCCCACGAAAGATTCCGAACTCATCAAGAAGCTCAAAGACATTGGCGTATCTCTATCGGAAGAATACAAAGATTCGTCCTTGTTCAAAGAATTCATCAAGAAACATACAGAACTCTCTGAAAAGCATGAACGCAAGAAGAAAAAGTTTGACAAGCAAGAGCGCGACATTAACTTCAAACAGTTTGACAAACTGATGGACAACAAGCCTCCCAATGAGACCAAATACTTTAAGGGGCTTCCCGTAGAAGAACAAAAGGTCATCCTGGATAAACTGATTGCCTTGCGAGAATTGGACAAACACGAAAAGCCAACTCGTGTCAAAATCATTGAATCGTCCATCCCAGATGAATACAAGGTGATTGCTCTTCAAAAGATGAACCAAATGAAGGTCGGAAGCGACGGAGAAACTGGAAAAATCAAGGCGTGGTTGGACGGGTTCATGAAGATTCCCTTTGGCAAGTATACTACTCTTCCAGTAACTATGACGGATGGTCCCGAAAAGTGTCAAGCGTTTATGGAAAGTGCCAAGAAACGTTTAGATGATTGTACCTACGGGTTGAACGACGCCAAGATGCAAATCATGCAGTATCTCGGTCAAATCATTTCCAATCCTCAAGGTATTGGAACCGTCATTGCGATTGAAGGTCCTATGGGTACAGGCAAGACGACCCTGGTCTTGGAAGGCATTTGTAAAATTCTTGGTCGTCCGTATGAGCTGATTCCTCTCGGTGGAGCAACGGATAGCAGTATATTTGAAGGTCATATGATTACCTACGAAGGCAGTGTATGGGGATGTATTGCCAATGCTCTCATGAAGGCAAAAACCATGGATCCGCTGTTCTTCTTTGACGAATTGGACAAGGTAAGCGATACCCCGAAAGGCGATGAAATCAACGGCGTCTTGACCCATTTGACGGACAGCACACAGAACAAATCCTTTCAAGATAAATATTTTGCCGGCATTGACTTGGATTTGAGTCGGGCAGTCTTTGTCTTCAGCTACAATGACCGTTCCAAGGTCAATCGCATTCTGGCCGACCGTATGTATACCATACGAACCGAAGGATATACCAATGCACAAAAGAGCATCATTTCTAAACAATACCTTTCTCCTTCACTGAGGAATAATTTGCGGTTCAACGATACCGATGTCCTCATCACGGACGAGTCCATTCAATATATCATTGCCAACTATACCATGGAAGAAAAAGGAGTGCGAAACCTCAAACGATGTATTGAAACCATCTATTCCAAGCTGAATCTATTTCGGTTGATGACACCGGGGACCAATCTGTTTGAAACAGAAATATCCCTAAAGGTAGAGTTCCCTTTCAAGGTTACACCTGACATTGTATCCAAATTACTCAAATCGCCTGAACGTTCTACTTCGGCGTCGCATATGTATCTTTAAGCCTTTCGCTTAGACTTCTTGCGCGACTTGTTGCAGACACGGTTCTTGAGAGGTGTCCGTTTGACGGCTCCGAATTTGCCCTTCTGAGTAAAAAAACCATGGCACTCCAGCCTACGCTCTTTTTTAGCAGATATACTTTTTGATTTGGATACCCACCGACCACGAGGGTTCTTTATCAATCCCTCGGCGGTTACACCACCCGAGGTTTTATACGCAGTTCCGTGGCCTACTTGTTGCCGGCTTCCTTCCAGGATGGAATACGTTTTCCCCTTAATGTGGTACAACCCGTCATCACTCTTCATGAATCGCATATTCTAAGAAGATATTTTTTTGTAAAAATCCACGACTTTGGGATGAGATTTTATTTTTGCTGAATTGAATTCCGTCAAGTAAAGTCCCTCTAGACTCGTGAGGCGAGACAGTCCAACATAGATTTGTCCGCATTCAAATACACTATTTCCTAAATCTATTTCAGCCTTTTCTAGGGTTGCCCCTTGTGCTTTATGGATGGTCAATGCCCATGCATAAATAAGAGGAAGCTGTTGAATGGAAGTCGTGTCGGATGTCCAGATATGGGGAGTCATGGTATGATGTACGCCATTGAAATCAATGATGGGGTAGGGCGTGAACGCAACGACGGTTCCCTGACTTCCATTACAAATGGTTTCGGACAAATTGGCAATACACATGACTTTACACCCTTCTTTCAGGACAAGGCGCTCCGGACACAAGACGTTCTTTTTCAAGTAGTCTACGGTGTAAGGTGTTCCCGACGTCTTCATGAGGAAGACATGTTCTTCCCCTCCAAGTTCCTGGTAGTGAGTTGTATTGATGATGTCGGCAGCCTTACGAGTCGGAACTAGACGCACACAATCACTTCCTTCCAAAATACGGGTTCGTAGAAGTAGATTGTTCTCGTAAGAAACACTTCCTGAACGAACCTCATTCATGAGGGTTTGAAATGTCTGTGTCTTTTGTCGGAAAATGGTCGTCAACACAATGCTTTCATCAAAGACAGAATCCCAAAGCGAACTTTCAAAACAAAAGGGTGAATTGATAGGTGGCAACTGGTAAAAATCACCACAAAAGACGACTTGAATTCCTCCAAAGGGTCGGGAGGACTTTCGTATGGTTTGGCCAAGTGTATTTAACATTTCAAAGAGCTCTACCGACATCATGCTGATTTCGTCAATGATTAACAGGTCGGTGGTTCTCCAGCGTTTACAAGCGTAGGAATTGGTAAGTGCTTTCTGGGGATCACCCAATCCTATCCCTGCCCAAGAATGAACCGTATTTGCATTACACTGAAGTAAAAGTGCCGCACAACCTGTCATGGCACAGACATGAACTCGTTTATGCGTCGTCTTGTAGACATGCCGAATCCACCACGACTTTCCGCATCCACCGGGTCCCGTGAGAAAGATGTTTTTACCAGCAAGAACGGCCTCATAAGCCCGTTGTTGCTCTGAAGAACACATGTTATAAAAGACGTAGAGAGCTGTTAGTGTATCAATTTAATCAGTACTAGGAAGGTCAATGGCGTGAGGCGATTCTAATTTATAAATGGCATCCGATATCTTCATGTCCTCATTCAAAAGTGATGTATTTTCGTCCAGGAGACGAGTCACCGCAAGCTTTAATTCGGGGCGGTGAGGAGGAGGGTTGTCTCTTACATATTTCAGAGAGATTTTTGTTCTATTCTTGGACGGAATGGTTTTTAATAGTTGAAGAGGTGTCATCTCATCCAACCCTTCTCGTACAGTATACAGCATAAAAAGAAGAATACAACAAAGCAGTCCTCCCCATACAAGCGTTTTCATACAGTAGATATCTACATTATTTTAATTTAGCAATGACGTCCTTAACTATCATGTCTCCTGTAATTGTTTTATCCGTCATGATGGATTTTACAGTTGCCTCCATGCCAGGCATGTGTTGAACTTCACTCAACTTTTTAGACTGATCCATGGGAGAAAGAGACTGTAGCTTGCTTACATCTGCAGGAGTAAATCCCTCTAGACCCCCCATCGTCAGAGCTACGAGTACAACTACGAGCACAGCACCCCACACAAGTACTTTCGTCATATACTTAGTATACATTAAAATAAAGTATTTTCTTAAATCAATGAATGTAGAAGAAATCATCATTAACCTAAAGCTATTGTCCCAAGTAGAAAAGGGACAAAAAATCATTACTAAAGATACGTATTTGAACATTGAAACAAAAACCATCGTTCCTGAATGTATACGCCGTTGGAATCGCCAAGATAGTCGCCATGAAACCCTTCGTTCCATCAATCGCATTGTCAACGATTCTATCACGTGTCTTTCTCAAGAACCGCGTATACAGAACTATTTAAAACAATCCATTCAAGGCATTGTCAATTTAAAAGACACGTATGTACACTGCCACCAAACGTGTGCACGATTGGATATGATATTGGATAAAATCAAGGTACACACCATTGAGGATAAACCCGTTCAGGACGATTTTTAATCTTCTAGAATTACATGAACACGCGAAATAAAAATAGAAAGTGTGAATTTTTCATGGACAAGGCGATGCAAGAACAAGTTGCAACACGACTTACCACCACCAAGACACGTCAAGAGGTGGCTTACCCAACCCACGGCGTCAATTGTCCGTGGATGCCGTCATCGCAATTGTCCAACAATTATGTAGATATAGAAACTTATTTGTATGGCATTGGTGCCAACAACCATTTGGCTCCCGTCTCTACTCCCTCCATTTCATCCGTCTCTCTTCCCTCTGTCACCTTTTACGATAGACCTGCCCTCTACATTCCACGACTTGAACCCTTTTTGACGAATCAGAGACCGCTTTAAATTGATACGAAAGACCATACAAAAAAATATACACTATTAATATATGGATTTAAATCCGAACGACGTAGGTCATGAAACCCGAGTCTTTCAATTGACGTCGCCGACCTTGAATGCCACCTTGAAGATTTGTATCGGGCGACCCTTTGACGAGAACGGTATGGACAGATACAATGTCTACGAAGTGAACAAAAAAGGAGACCAAGTGGAACGGTTAAGAGGATATTATCTTTTGGATAAAGGAAAAGATCCGATGGACACCGACAAGGACTTCAACATCAAAGACATTGGAGAACCGACCTGGATTTCGCTAGAGGGTGTCGTCGCACCTTCTGCCCCGAAAAAGTCCACCGCTGTAGCCAAGTCCACCTACCTTGTCATGGAAGATACAAACTCGGATGGAGATTGCTTTTATGATGCCCTTCTTCGTGCCAAGTCTGGAAATCCAACGGTAAAAAGCACCGCTGCCGACATTCAAGCAGAACGCCGTCGTATTGGAGAAATGTTCTTGAAACCTGGACAGGCTCAGAAAAATGTTCTGGACATGTATAAACTGTACAAGTCCAACAAGGACATTCAGGTTCAGCTAGAACGCTATGGAAAACAGATGCAAGACATTCCTGAATTTGCCCCTTTTTATGCTAAATTGGCCGACGTAGATTCGGATAAACTCATGGAAGCGAAAAACAAAATCATGGAGGAATCGGATTCTAGTTTGGTAGCCAGTGATTGGGATTTGTTTGATGAACTGAACGGGACCGACACCTATCCCGTCAAGGAGGAGGACAAAATGGCACTGGAGTTGTTGAGTGAATATTTTGACAAGAATGTCATGTTGTCCGACCAGGATGCCATGATTAAGTTTGTTGCCAACGTCAATACAATGAAGAAGTGGGTCAATGAACTCATTGTCATGGCCGTTCAGGACAATGACAACATTCAGGTCTTGCCTCTTGTCAAACGCGACGAATCGGACGTAGAGTCGTATACATTTACAAATACCATTTTGGTGAAACCCATGGTCAATGGGGAAACCAAATACATGATGGCCGAGTATACACCCTTGACCCATTTCAAACTCATCTCCTTTCAGGACAATGACCAGTTGAAGAGTTTGGTGGTCTATGATGAATTGCCTGCTTCCATGAAAGAGAAGCTGAATGACAACAGTGCCTACCGTAAAGCACTTGAAAAAATGCCGGAACCGGTACCTGAAGTAGACGTAGGCGCAGAGGAGGAGGAAGACCAAGGAAAAGAAAAAGACAAATTGGAAGAGGTTCCGCCAGAAAGTGCTCCTCCTGTCATTGAAGTAGATACACTTCCTGACCTTTCAGCTCCTTCCGTACCTGCCAAAAAGCAAACCAAACGTAAAAAGGAAGAAAAAGACAAAGACAAAGACAAAGAAACATCCACCAAACCTGTCACCTTGAAATTATCGGTCGATGAAGACAAACAGCTCAAAAAAGACAAGGACGGTATTCCTCCCTTTACGGAAGCGGAACGAACTGAAATCAATGCTCAAGAATTTAAGACTCGACTGGCCAAGGTAGAATACATGATTGCTAACAGTGGATGGGGAAAATATTGCAAAGAACGATTCCGGCAATCTACCGGAAATGTACCCAGCAATGAACGCCTGAACACCATTGTCAATTCCGATAACAAGAAAGATTACCAAACCATTAGTGGCATCTTTACCATGGCTCGTCCTTAAAAATTGAAAGAGTTCGTTCCCTCTTGTCCTAGGAAGAGAAACCATGGACATTTACGAGCTTGCCCGCCTCGGGAAGACGCGTGTATTCATTTCCAAGGTAGAACAAAATCCCGATACAATTCACAAACAAGATGAACATGGAAAGACTGTCTTTATGTATGCATGCGAGTGCGGACATATGGACATGGTTCGCTATCTTACAGAAAAACTATCCAAGGTTCCTCACTCGGCGTTTCATACAGCAGTTGTCTACGGTCGTTTGGACATTGTTCGGTATCTACTCTCTAAGGGTGCGAGTCCATCCTCTTGTGATGATAGGAACGAAACACCAGCCTACAAGGCAAGCCGAGGCAATCACGTGGATATTTTGAAAGAACTCATTGCTCACAATGGAACGCTTCGGCAAATCAATACATCCTACGAATCTGCACTTACCATTGCCATCATTCATGAACACATTGACATTTTGAAGGTATTGATACAAACAAACATTTCGTTCACCTGTTCGTATCACAAGGATTCCAATGCTCTATGGACGGCGCTCCTGACCGAGAACATGGACATCATTACTCTGCTTCTGGAATCCGGCAAAGTGGATTTTGCTAAAAAGTTGCCCATCATCAAAGACGTCTTGCTTTATCGTGCACAGAACTCCTATAAGCTAGTAGCCATTCTTCTAAAGTTTGGGTTTGACCCTAACTTGTATGTTCACGGTTGCAACCCGCCCCTTGTCATGGCGTGCAAAGAATACGGCTTGGACATGGTGAAACTACTTCTTCTTCATGGAGCCAACCCCAATATACGAGGATATGAACAGACGACACCTCTCCTCTGGAGCGTATTCAACAAGGACATGGACATGACACGACTCTTGATTCAACATCACGCCGAGGTGAACACGGGTAATCTTCATGGAACCACCATTGTAGATGTGGCCTGTTCATCGGGTCTTCTTTCGTCGGTAGAGTTGCTCGTGAGTGTAGGCGCCACCATTACAACACAAACGATGTTTTCTGCGTTAAAGAGCAAGAACGTGAACATCATGCGATTCTTGATTCAGCGTATTACTATGGACAAGTCTCCTTCTACCCTGTCTTCCCTACGGTTCAATTCCACTATGTTTAGTTCTCATGACATGGGCAAATTTGTTCAAAAGGCGTGCAATTTATGTCACTGTTCCACGTTGACCGAAGCAATTCCTCATTTGGAAACGGCAAACGCAGAAGAGGACAGCATTCTGATGGATCGACGAACATGGCATGCCATTCTGTCGTATCCCCTACAAGTAAAATGGCACGTCTTTCTGGCAGACGCTCACTGTACGGCCGTTGCCTGCTATCTTGCTCTCTACGAAGAAAATGAAACAATGGTTCGTTTTCGTCAAGGCAAGATGGTCTCCTTCTCGGAGTCGCGACTTCGGCAACTCATGCGTCCTTACGGGGCACGACCTATGAGGACCCGTATCGTGTCCTATTTGGTCTATCCGCATTCCCAGCGAGTTCTCTATGGTTTGTAAACATGACCTCTATACAATGTTTCGTTAAGTGGGTGAATCCGTCAACGTGGATTTCTTGGGAGAACTCGGAGTTCTTGTCCTACGCGAACGACGCGATTTTACCTTGGTTTTAGTCTTACGCCGTGTCTTGTGGTTTTTGACAATGTTGATGTAGGCACGAACCAAACTCTTCTTCGTATACAATTTTTTAGACACGTGGTCAATGATCCATTTTTTGTCCGTCGGATGAATTTTCTCATCCAACTCACAATCATCCGAAACCACTTTATTACGAATACAGGTATGAACAGCCTCTACCAAATCTTTTACGTTCATCCGATGAACTGGACGAATACCCACATTTTCTACAGATAAATCATGAGGCAACCCATGGTCTTTGCGATACTTGTTGGCCAATTTAAGTAAGGATGGCAGTTTAGGCTTGTTTTTATCAGGTAGACGCACATATCCTTTTTTGTAAAGCTGTTCTGCATAGTATTCTTGATACATACGTATACATGTTAAAATAATTGTAATGCGTGCTCACAGGCTTGTTGCTCACTCTTTTTTTTTATTTTATGCTTTCCTTCTCCTAAATGAACGAGTATACGTTTATGAATCTTCAAATACTCTTTTATTTTTTCAAACGACCCAAACTCTGAAAAAGGTAAAGCGTGTTGAAGATTTGTTTTCCAAATTTGTTGACCAATACACAAGTATACGCCCATATGATATTCATGACCATGCGATATTTCAATATATTCGGGAGTCACCTTAAACTCTTTTTGTATTTTTACTTGTAAGATATTCTTGTAATTGTCATCACACAATAACAGTTCTGTCCAGTCTATGTGTTGTTCAAAGACGGATTCAATGAACTGTGTTGCGTACTGAAATCCCATCTCTTGGTAATCTAAAAAAATGGCTCCAATGAATGCTTCAAATAGACATCCTAATTTTTTCAAATTGGTTCTTAAATTTTTATCTTCCGAATAGGATGACATGACATACCATTCATGAAGACCCATTTCCATGGACAACTTCCCAATCGCCTCGTTTTTTACCAAGGCAATCTTTTTTTCCGTCATGAACCCTTCTTGTTCACGAGGAAACCTACGATACAAATAATATTTTGTAACACATTCCAGTATACCATCCCCTAAAAATTCAAGACGTTCGTTGGAAATGGTACGAATCGGTAATTCAGGAACATCTTCTATCCGAACTGGCTTGTCAAAGAGGCGTTTACAATAAGAACTATGTGTAAACGCCTGAGTATACATATCCATGTTGCGTAAAGAAGCCGAAATTCCATGTACCGATAAGATAGATTGTACATTCTCCTTGGTAATGACCTTGTTGGTTGGATTGCGAGGAGAAAAGACATACTCTTGACCTACTAATATCAGGTCTTCATCCTTGGACATGATATACTTACCTGACATGACTTTATGTAGGAAATTTAATCAAATCATCCGAATAAATGAGACCACTTGGTTTGTAGCTGGAAGTCGGTTTAAAAATAGACTTTTTGGGTTCTGCTTTTTCTACTGGAACTTCTTTTCCGAACCCATCAATAGCAATTCCTGTTTTCTTCTTGTACTCACTTCGTACATAGTCAGGAATCCAGTGAGACCAAGAAATAAACAACAGGTTGGGGTGTGTATACTTGATTTTAAATCCGTTTTCTTGTAACTCATGAATGATATGCGCCACACAATCTTTCAAATCATATCGTGGAATTCCTAAAATGAATTCGGGAACTACAAACCAACAACATTCATTTTCATTCTTTTGCCGAGAGGTAATTTTGATGCGTCCATGTATACGGTCTAGTATACGGTTGAACGTTTGTACGGTATGTATACTGTGTTCTTTTTTGGTTTGAAATAATTCATCTAAATTAACTTTATTGGCGTAAATATCCATATTGTATTCTATTAAAGAATTTTCGCTATTTTGACTATGATAGAACATCTTGTAATTTCTTCCGGAGGACCTCATATCATTGTTCAATTGGGAATGCTTGCCGAAGCCATTCAAACGGGTATCATTGACCAAGCGAATATCAAAACCATTCACGGTTGTTCTTCCGGGTCTATTTTAGGCACCTTTTTATGCTTAGGTATTCCGATACAAGACATTGTAGATTATGTCGTGAATCGAACATGGAAAAAGTGTGTACACTATGACATTCATAATTTTTATGTCAACAAGGGTATCTTGGACAACAATTGGATATATGAAATGCTTTTACCCTTTTTCAAAGCCTATGATATACCCTTGGACATTACCATGTCAGAATTATATCAGCGAACCGGAATTTACTTTGATATTCTTACGACAGAAGTCGTAGAGATGAAATCCATTGTATTGAATCATAATACATTTCCTGATTTACCCATCATAACCGCAGTCAAAATGTCATCGGCGGTTCCCGTCGTGTTTCCCCCTGTTCCCTATCTGGACAAGCTTTATATTGATGGAGTGTGTCGTCGCCACTGTCCTATGGTAGAGTATCCCGAAGACAGTGTTTGTATTTTTTCCATTGATACGTCATGTCATTTAATTCCCAAATTAGAAGATGTAACGGATTATTTTCAATATATTTTGATGAAATCCTATCGTATACTAACCGAATCTGAATGTATACCGAAAGGGCGACACTTCTCTTGTGCAAACATTCCATCCGTCATGGATATTAATTTATGGAGACGTACCATTGAAGATTCGTCGTATCGTGCTGAAATGATTGAAGTGGGGCGGTGTGTAGTTAGAAAAATTGAACCCATTACGTCTTCCTTGTCCGAGTAAACAAGATGGATTACGATATGCGTCAGCAGAAGCGGGTCTTCACCAAGGACTGGCCGGCAGAGTGCGACCCTCCCATGAAAGCGTTTGATTATTTCAATCGCCGATTTCAGGGAGTGGATGGATACAATTGGTGGCTTCTCCCTTGTGTGAACGACGGGGGCGAACCTAAATATTGGGGGTATTGTCGCAACTCGGCCATGACCATGAAGTTTCTACACAACAAAGACCATACATCTATGCTTCGTTCGGATTCATGGGAAAGAATCGGTGTTCTCGTCCAGTCCGGCGAAACCGTGTACGAATTGTATCTAGACGAAGAGGGATACTTATTTGGAAACCATACCTCGGAGACGACCGTCGGATACTTGTCCCAGGCTCGTAAAATGTGGGACGGAACGGCGGAACTGAATGTAGATGCCCTTCGTGAACATCACGAGTTTGCTGAAGTGAAATCCTACAACCGAATGACCTTGGCAAAATAAGCCCATAAAAACAATCCAACCAGACATTTAGCAATAAAGTCCAATACATTATACCCTAGCATTTTTTCATCATGCTGTAAAAAGTAAACCACGCCATACATTGCCCATATGACAACGTAGACCCAGAAAAGTATACTGCTCGCAAGCGAATACTTTTTCATATACGTTCTATAAATGTAGGTGAACAATCCTCCAAAAAAGAGAAACCCGATGGCATTAGCAAGTACTTTATTCAGATAATTACATTCGCCCAAGTACCCAAACAACAACATGCTGTAGTGAAGTGCCATGGTAATGACAAAATCGGTAAGGTGAATGGCTCCACCTCCCGAAGCATACAGCGTTGTCAAAATGAGCGATAACAACATCATGGGAGTGGTGACCGACCAATCCAAGTAGCGCAAAGGAACAATGTCTTGTTTATTCCCAGCATCCATTCTAGAAATGAACAAGGCATAAAAATACGCGGCGACGATGGAGATGCAGGTTTCCAAGTTCATGATGTTTCGTATTCGTTGGTCTTTGGTTCGCAATGCCTCAATGAACGTTATGGTTCCTGTGGTCAACAACAAAATGTAGGTTACATAAAAACTATACTCGTACATACAATAGAATGTTATTATTTATACGGTAGGAATAAATTCCCAGTTTAAATCTTCACAAATGTTCTTCCAAATAGCATCTTGTTCAATCCTTTTTTCTCGGTCTTTTAACATTGGAAAATAAGGAAGAAATTCATCTTCTTCTAACAATTCACATAATTTGTAAATAGTATAATAATAATTTAAAAAATTCACTCTGTCTTCCGGGCAATATTTGGCATACGGCCGTTGAATTTCCATGAACAACGTACATAGTTTTTCTTCTAATTCAGGGCTCATGACAGGAGGCTTGATGCCCAATTTATCCTTGATGAAAGGTATGTGTTCATAGTATTTGTTGTAGCCGAATTTCTTGAGTATTTCCTTGGTCTTTTTGTTGGTAATGGATTCTATAGG